ATTTTTTTGTGTTTTAAAAATAAAATTAAAAAAAAAATCCCCCCGCCTCTAATTATAACATTAGGGGCGGTAGCAAAACCAAATGAAGAAATTATTAATGAAAGAGACTATTGGCAACGATGAATAAGGTCTGCTTCTATTTGTTTGAACACGTAACTATATCCTATAGTTTTGCTCAATATCGCGTGCTGTTTGAGATAGTAAGATATATTAGAAAGGGGAATTTGTAAATATTCTGCTATCTTGGATTGAGAGGCGTTATCGTGCTTTCTTGCCAATCCGCAAAATATTTTTTTATTATCAAGGCTACCTTTCAAAGGCTCTCCTGTCACTGCTTCAATAGATTGTTGAATTTCTTTTAAAATCATAGTATTATAAATTAGAGGTTATACATTATCTTTTTCATTTAAAGCCCTTAATCTTTGGGGCAAAGTAATCGTGTATGCTAATAAAATCTTCTATCACTTTCTGAAACTCCTCAAAGGTATAGCACACGACGTAGGTATGCCCTAATGTGGTTACTTTCTTCTGAAACTCTTTTTGGTTGTCAGTCTGGCAATTTCCCTTTACTTTCATCTCAATATACAGGCTCTTCCCTTGTGGAAATAACACAACTAAATCAGCCACCCCCGCTAATACGCCTTCTGCTTTGAGGCGTTGCGCCTCACGCACATTGCGACTTCCTCCGTTAGGCACAGCGTAGATTACAAGGTGCGGATATTGGTATCTGAACCAACGCACACAAGCGGTTTGGAGTGTGCTTTCTTGGTGTTTCATTCTTTTTATGATTTAAATCTATGCTGCAAAGGTACAAAACATATCAAATAATTCCTAATATTTTTTGTTGTAACTTTTTGTTTATCAGTCCTTTGCAATGTTACTATTAACATTGCGTTTTAACATTGCAAAACGGCAATCGTTTGAATATCAAAACGTCCAAAAACAAAAAAGACGAGCAAATGCCCGTCTTGTTGGTAAAAAATATTTTGTTATATTTATAACATTTCTATTTTTCTGAGTTTTTCGATGTAGAAATCACGTATTCGTTGATAATCTTCCTCAGTGAATTTGTTGTCTCGCAAGCGCAATCGCTTGTGCGTCGCAGTCGATACGCCCTTCTGTATCGCACGTGCCACCTTGCTATCGGATATCTCCAATTGCTGAATGATGTATATTACTTTGTCGTGTGGTGTCATAATTATTCTTGTGTTATCATATTAGTATTATACCATTCCCACGCTTCATCTAAGAATTGTGTTTCAGATATTTTGGGGGCTAATTCCCCTCCTGTTACTTTTACATTGTTCTGAATTATTATGAGCTTGAATTTCTCATATTCATTGAATACATATAACTTCTGAGGCTTATCTTTTAATTCTTTGTTAAGAACTATCTGCTGTGTACGCTCTCTAATTACCAATATCAGAGATAAGTAGAGAGGTGAGTAGATGAAGTGAAATTTATTAGGCAAATGCTCAGGCTCCGGTTGTAATGCCAATAAGAATTTTGGCATTTTGAATTCAAAAAGTTTGTTATTGTCCATATTATTTTGTATTTTTGCACCCTCATTTCTAAGGGTTGTTTAAATCGTTAGAATTGTTTTAATTTTACAAAGTGAAGCCCCTAACATTACATTAGGGGCTTTTTTTTATTAGCGATGAGAAATATCAATCATATAGAACTGCTCTTCACCGCCTTGACGGTCTGCTATGCCTACAATCTCTACTGTATAGGTTTCATCATATCGAGCATACCCCTCAAACTCTTCACCTTTAACGATGAACGTTTCGATTCGTTCGGGGGTGTCTAACGCTCTTAACTCTAACCACTCATCACGGTCGTCAATAGAGTCGTTGTACAGCTGTTCTGCTTCTTCGATACTATCAACATAGTTGTAGTATCTGTAATTACGCTTGATGAAGTCTATTATTGCCTCATCGCTAATTGTTTCAGTGGTGAAGTTGTTGTCATTCACCCATTCTTGTAAGCCTAATGTTTTGTCTGTTGTTGTCATTTTTTTTCTAAATGTTTTAAATGTTAATATTGTTTTTAAATTTTACAAGTTTATAAGTTTACAAATTCAGTTGCGCTCTCTAATGTGAATTTTTTAGAATAAAATTCTTTTGAGTATTTTTTGTTTTTCTTTACGAAAGCGTAATAATCTTTCAAGAGTTTTTTGCTTGATTTCACAAAATCTAATACTTCTTGGCTTGCTTCTTTGTTAGCGTTAAGTTTTGCTTTACTTGCGGCTGCTTTGGCTTCTGCTCTTCTTTCTTCAACTTCTAATTTTGCTTGTAACTTAGCGACGTATTCAGCATTCTTCTGTAATTCGTAAGCAATTACCCACATTTGTTTTTCACTGAAAAAATCTTTAAGATTGCTTGTTAAGATTTTGAATGCCAAAGAATCATTAGATACATAATCAATTAACTTTCTTCTGCTGTAAGCTGCTGCTTGACGGCTACTTTCTTCAACAAAATCACCTATTGAACTAATAGTTGATACACTTGGGTTGATGTAAGATACTTGGTTGTAGATGTCTTTAATTGTAACTTTCATTTTCTTTGAGTTTTTAATGTTAATAATTGTTCTTATTTTAATTTTACACGACAAAGATACGGCAATTATTTTAATTGCGCAAGTTTTTTGCATATTTTTTTCATTTTATTTTGTTATATCTGTAACAAAAGCGCATAACTACTATATAATCAATGTTTTACACATAATATTTTTTCGCAAAAAAAGAGACAAAGAATGAAAAAAATGTCTTTGCCTCTCGTTTTTTTATTAATCATCTAAACTTGTGACTATTATTAGTGTGGACAATATAAGCCAAATTATAACTATAATCGCCCTTAGGTGACTCCCCCATTCTCTGAAATCAAATTCTGCTGAAATAAAAGCGAACATCAGATACAATAATACGAATATTACTATGGGTACTATTATGCACGCTAATATTTTGTTCTTCTTATTCTTCATTAGTCAAATCGTTTAATGTTATTACCAAATTCCTTATGTACTTCAATTAGCTTCATCACCAGTCCTTCACGTGCTTTCTCGTACTTCTTTGCGAAGTGGCTAAACGTGTGCCCCTCCTTAATATCCAAGTGGTAGAATGCGCATTGCGTACCGATGTTAATATCCTTGAATGTTATCTTGTAGCCACACGCTCTGAACCAAGCAAATACTTGTTCGTAAGTATGTAATGGTACATAGTCTTTAGGATTATCCCAATAATCTCTTAGGTAGCTTATCCTATAACATCTTTCCCAAGAAGGGTCTATTATTTCATTAGATTTTATATTGTAAAGTTTTACTAATAGTGCATCATCTGAATCAAATCCTATTTCTTTGAGTTCTTGGGCTATCTCTAATGTGACGAGCCAAGTGAGGTAATTTTGTGTGTTCATTTTCTTTGTGATTTTTTAAGGTTATTAGTCAATTTCTACTTCGTATGCCCAATCCATAGCATCATTTTCTCTTATGTTGTAAGCAAGCCAATCAAACGCTTCTGGATACTTGCTACTTTCACAATCTTCAACAGAAAATCCATAGTCTGCCATTTTATCTAATTGTTCAAATACTTCATCGGAGACTTCTACATCTCCTAAACCTACGGTATAGGTTACTTTTACAGTTAAATCTTTGATTGTTTTCATTTGTTGATATTTTTTAATTATTTGTTAAAAGGTACATACGCAGCCGTCTTCTTGGTCAAAAGGCAGGGCTAATTGATTGGGCAGGGCTGCCATACGCACTAAATCGTCAATACTTAAGTGGTTGCGAAACATTGTGCTTTGATAGGTATTTTCTTGTATCTTGCACCAGTAAATAAAGCGAGTGCCGTGTTTGATATTCTCAATTAGGTTAGCAGTGCTTTTCTTCCAACATAATTCACAATTACCAAGTTTGTTATGTATGCCGAGTTTGAAAGGTTGAGTACTCCAAAAAGCATTAAGTTCTTGTTGTCCTATAGGTGCTTCAAAATCTGTCAGCAGAGGAAATATGCGCTTAGTATCGGCTTTTATCTCTGCCCAGCTAATGCGCTTGGGCATATCCTCTTTGCGATATCCTATGGCAATTTGATAGTTACCCTTTCCAAATATCTCATCAGCAAACTTCTTACTGGGAATGCTTTTAAGATTCTCGGAGCAGTAAGGGGCTTTCATATTGGGTAACCCGCTGAATATACCTTTGTTTTTGTGGGCTATCATTTTAGCAAAGGTTTGAGCCTGCATATCCATTGTTTCAAAATCTACTACCTTATAGCCTACTCCTACGCCTTTCTCGGTGGAATACACGCCCTCAATAAGGGTGAGAGGTATTTGCCAATGTTTAACAATATCTTTGAGAAAGGCGATAGTTTCGGGGCGTTCCATACCAGTATTGCAAAAAACAAAAACTTTGTTATAGTCTGCATACTTGGGGTGAGTCTGTATATGCCGAGCCATACGAGCCGAACTGCGCCCTCCTGATACGGTGATGAGTAGATTTCTCATTTGTCGATATTTTTAGTGTTAATAATCTTTCCTAAACTTAGTACAAAATACACCTTACTTTCTTCTGCTCCCCATTCGGGTTTGCCGGTACTCAGTGTTATACTTTTCAATTCCATAGTGAATTGAGAAGCGTTGGAGGCATACCCATTGCGAAAGCATACATTATCATACGATTTTCCTAATAGGCGTTTTTCCCAATAACGTTTGATTTCTCGATACTCTTCTGTTTTCATTCCTGATAGTATCATATCAAACCACTGTTTTTTTAAAGTTAAATGTAAAGTGCTCATTTGTTTTGTTTTTTTAATTCTTCTCTCATTCCCATACAGAAGGAGCGGTAATTGATGTTGGACTCTTTCATTAGTACATAGTCGTACCATTGCAGTATCTTTCCCTTCGGCTTGTCGTTCTTCATATCGAAGTAGATGTCCTCGATGTTAAAGAAGTAATCCGATAGGCATATAATGCCAATACCTACATCGTAATTGTCGAATTCAAATTGTAATTCTTGCTTATTGCAAAACTCCTTAATAAGGTTGCGTGCAGCGTACTCGAATAACTCCACTGCTTCTTGTTCTTTTGGTGTTTGTTTTTTCATTGTTTTTTAGGTGTTAATAATTCTGAAAGCTCCTTGCCTTGCGTAATGAGATAGTTATAGAAGAATTTCAAAGTATCTTCCATCTTGAAGCACCTAAGTTTACCCTCAGTATCATTTACGCCCTTCTGATATTGTTCTATTAGTGCCTTAATAGCACTAAACTCCTTCTTATCCTTAGCCTTCGTTTGCTCTTGGCGAAGTCGCTTTTCGGTTTCCGCCCTCATTAGTTGCTTGTCCTCCTCTGTGAGTGTGGCGAAGTAGGGCTGTAATATGCCTCGTCGATAAAGTGCGTCGTACACAGGCACGGATAGAATTGGCAATTTCTTCGTTTGCTTATACTCCTCAAAGTGCCCTGTAAGCCAACTTATCACTGAGGCTTCTATTTCTTCTTCTGTCATCGTATTTTGTTTCTCCGGTAATTGTGAAATGTTAATGTTATGTTCTCGCTGGGTGTCTTGCAACCACTGTCGGTATCTTCCCAAAACCTTACAGACGTATGACACGTCAAAAAACTGATAGTGGTCGGTTACGTCGCCAAATTCCCCACTTCTGTCCATTTGAAAGGCTTTGTATATTTCTTGAAAAGAAAGTCCTGAAAAACGACTAAAAACAGCATTCCATATTTCCTGCTTTTGCAGTGGGTCAATTTCTCCTTTGAGCCCTACAAGAGTAGCAATGCGAGTGAATACCATTCCGAATGTTGGGGCTATTACTTCACGGTCAAGGTCTCTAAGTCGTGGATATTGGTGGCTTGTTTTAGCTATTGCCAAAGGCGTGAGCTCCCCAGCCTTGCATATTATTTCTAATGTTATCGGCTGTTTGGCGACCGGCATAATACTGCTGTTTATCGCTTGTAGATTGTTGCTGTTGTCCTTTTGTAATGATTTTTCCATTTTCGTCTAAGATTATTTGATTGTTAGCAGTATGTTGAGGTGTTTTGTCTGCTTGTAGCCAACTTGCCTCAAAGCCTCTCCATTGCTTCTGTACTACCCTTTCAAGGATAGCGTTCTTGTCTTGCCCTGTCTTACGGACTTGCTCAATGAATGTTTTAAAGGCAAGTTCGCTGTTTATGGCTTTCTTCGCCTTGCGTATTTTTAACCACTCATCTACAAGTTCGGGGGCAAAACCTTCCGCAAGCATTGCTTTTTTGAAATTGAAAGGAGGGGGGGGCGGCGCAACTTGGGGGGAGGTTTCTTTTTCAGCGTTTAAAGGCTGTTCCTTTTTTTCCTCTTCCAAATCGACACACACGCTTTTTTGTTTCTTTTTTTCTAAAAAAGAAAAATTTAATTTACTTTCTTTTCTTTTTATTTGTTCATTAATGTCTACATTAACTCCGCTTGAAGTAGGATTAATGTCTACATTAACTCCTTCCAATAACCAATATTGCGATAAATCAATATCCTTACGTCTTTTTGAAGCTTCTAAATAAACTTTTTGAATATGTTTACTTGTCAATACATTATGCTCACTAAATACAAACCCATCGAAGAACTCATATTTAACAAGTTTTTTGACAACCTCCTCAACAAGCCCACCGGATAGTCCGCCAAGTCTTGCCAATTTGTTTTTTAAAAGTTCCGAAAACTCCACGAAATACCCGTTGCGGTAGATTTCACAAAGCAGTCGCAACACGATTATCTCTCCTTTCACAGAGAACTCCCCCGAGATAGCCAGTATTTTATCGTCTTCAAAAATCCCAACGTCCAAAGGGAAATAATCTAATCCTTGTTTACTAGGTCGTGCCATATTGATATTGTTTTATTCGTCTATTTGGTCAATTTCATTCTTTATAAGAATGAATATTGCTTTTGCGGTTGGTTTGAGTATATCTGTACTATCTTTGCTCTCAAAGGCATATTCAAGTATAGCCATAATTATTTCAAACTGTATTTCTTTGGGGAGGCTCTTTATAGCCTCATACCAACTCTTTTTAAATTTCAATTTTTCCATAGTTTATTATTATTTTTAAAACACCCCCTCGCCCTTTTTGGTGAGTAGGCGTTTGCATTCTGCAAAGAACTTGTGTTCGTCAAAAGGGCGTTCCAGCTTTTGTTTTTTCAGGTACAAGTACGGAGGGTCTATGCAAATTACATCAATACTCTCATCAGCGAGGGTTGCCATTACCTCTAAGTTATCGGCATTGTATAGTTGTATATTGTTCATTGTTTAGATTTTATTTTTTTCAATTTGCAAAAGTTCGTTAAAAGTAACCGCTTCAGAATAGTTTTTAAAACGCTTCCGAATTCTTGTTTTGTTAATGGTTACTTCCACTCTCCAACAGTTGTGATATTGTGTTTTTCTTAAATTCTTATCCTGCCCCTTGCTGGAGCTATCCCAATATATACTCATAAGTCTAATAAAGGTTTTACTTCTGTTTCTATAAACAAATCTAATTCGTCTTCTATAGCTCTTCTCTTCTGTTTTATTAATTCGATTTGAGCCTCCAATGCTTTAATATCTACTTCTTCGGTTATTACCTTTTCTCTAAGTACTTCCCATACATCGGGAAGGATTATTGCTTTGTCATTAGCAATAACGTCTTTTGTCTTGCAATCATATATTTCGCGATATAATTCATTAGATGTTTTTTCCTTATCAATAACGATACATAATACATCAATATTCGTATCATCAAACGCATTTCGAATGAGATTAAGTTCTAATAAGCTATTACCTATAAGCTCTCTGAATACTTTCTCTGTTCCTCGATAAGCAACGCCAGGAAATAGAATATAGAAAGCGTATCTTTTTGTGTATTTTAACGATTTTAAAACAAAAATATCATCTACTTTTCCGTTCTTTTTCCATCTAAAATCCCTCTGTATTAAAGCTCTTTCCATATCGGATAAATCATTAAAAGCAATCGAAAAAGGAGGATTCATTAATACACAATCTACTTTTATGTTTTCATCGAAAAGAAAAAAACTCATATTCCTAACTTCTGAATTAGAAAAATTCTTAACAAAAGCCTTACAACATTCCTCTTGTACATCTATACCAATTATTTTCTTAGATTTTACATATTGCTCAAGTTGTCCGCTTCCACAAGCCCCATCGAAAACAATAATGTCATCTCCTACATAGTGTCTTACCTTATTAGCTACATACTTACGTAATGTGTCTCCCGTAATGTATTCTGCTAATTTTTTAGCATTTAATCTATTGTTATGTTCTATCATATGAATATACATTTGCCCCTTCCTTGTGCCGCGCGCTCAATCTCCTTTCAAATCGGTTTGTTAATTTAGCCCCCGCTCACGGCTCGAACGTGAGAGCTTTCCAATCGAGGTGCACAGTGGAAAAATTACAACAATTCTTTACTCTTATCTATATACTCCTTACAAAACTGATGGTCTATTACCGCCTCTACATTCAGTGTTTTTGCCGATAGTAAGGTCATTGTATAAGGAGGTAATTCCTTATCCTCATCTGCTACACGCATATAAGTTTCATAAAACGCCTCGCTTAGTACTTTTGCTTCTTCGGCATTAGGTGCTTTCACTAAAAAGCGCATTGGATAAGATTCTTTATTTACTGTTATTTCTACCTCTATCTGATAAAACTTATTTTGCTCATCATCGCTGTTTTTCTTTGCCAACGATACAAGGGTAAAATACTGTTGCTCTTTGAGTGATTTTATTTCAAACGTTCCCTTATAATGCTGTTCCACATAGTCGGTGATGATTTGCTGTGCTACGGTAGCACTATTGGCATACAGATAAAATGTGCGCTTTTTGTCATTGTCATCTACCACAGCCGTCCAAATGGTAGCACTACCTCCTACTAATCGTGCTGAGCGTTGTAGGTTACTAACTGATACTTCTTTTAATTCGCCACTATCCATAAAGAATTTGATAGTTTGCAGATTGTCATCAGTTAGTTCTTCTCCTTGATAAAGGATAATTTCCCTGCGCTTAATAGGAACAAATTCGCCTGTATCCTCATCAATAAATTTTTCTTCCCAACGGCGATAAAGATTTTCAGTTAGGTATTTGCCTTTTAAAGCGTTAAGGTCTGAGGTTGTGAGTATCACCTCATTAAATCGGCTTACTGTTTCTTTTTTCATTTTAATAATATTTTCCTTGTAAATTGTTTACTTGCTTCTCTATCTCATTCAGATACGCCAAATCATCAGGGGTTGGTAGGTATATACCTGCTTCCTTGCTGGCATAATCTCTGAAATTATCAATGGCGGTTGTCATCTCCTTCGTGTCCAAACTCGCTGTACTTCGCCACGCTTCTCTTATCTCACCAGTTTTGCGGTTAGCATATTCAGTTCTGAATATCTGAGGGTTTACAACCTTCTTGAACATCTCTTGCTTCACATATTCGGGGTTTTCGCCGTATTCAAGAGCAAACCACGCAAAGAGGAGGTGTATGTAATTGTTTTGTGAGTAGGTGCGTTTAGGTTTCTTTTCGGTAATTTCAAAAGTCTTCTTCTTTTCGATAAGAAACGCTAATCGCTCCTTTGCCCGCTGTATATCTAACTCGTTGCTTGCGTTGAAAATCATATTTTATTATCTTTGAAAGCAAGGCAGGACTTGAACCTGCTACTATCCCTTTTGATACTTGCTTTTTGTTCAAAGCCTTGTAGTTCTACTTTGTAAGGTTTAGTCGAGAGTGTTGGAAATTGGTCTTCATAATAATAACCTCCACTAACATATTCCGCTTCACCATATTCACTGAATGAAACAGTTATTAAACCATTGTTTTCTATTTTTGTAATTTTACCTTCCTTATCAGGAAAGTTTACTTGGTCATAGACCGACATTCCTACTTTAAATACTGTTTTCATTTTTCTTTAATTTAAATTCAATACCTTCAGATTTATAATCACATAATTTATAGATTATAGCGAGCAAATCGTACAGCTTTTGATTTATCTGATTCTTTTCTACTTCCTCAGGCAAAAACATTCTTTCAAAAATTTCAAGTAGACGAGCCTCCTCGTAAGTAGCAGATAAATTATTTTTTCCCTTTATCTCATACCCTTCATAACCTTTCCACTTGTCATTAAAAACAATAGGTCTTTCGTGGTCTAATTCTCTTATCTTTACAATAGAGTGCCTTATTCTCATTCTATCGTCTGTGGAAATTCCTTTGTCTTTCAAAAATTCCATTATCTCGAATAATATGTTATTCCTTTTTGCTTCTCTTTCTTTTGCTGTATCCATATTTCATTATTTTATTTATAAAAACTTCTACTTTTATGCAGTTCTAACACTTCACTGCTTTCCTTTCTGTTTGCCTCAATAAACGCTCTCGCTTGCTGTATGCTAAGGTGTGTGTTGATATTGCCGTAAGCGTGTGTGTATTCGCCATTTGCCTGTGCTTCTTCAATTGCCTGCTGTATATACTCCTCGCAGTAATTATGCTCAATAGCGTACAAATCATAACCTTTGGCGGTAATACCCTCCAAGTGTGCTGTATCAGTAGCGTGGAATATCTTTTGCCCGTTATTGAGGAATATTCGCCAACCGAAATTTGGTACATCGTGATAGAGCTTCACTGGTGATACTTTGAACGCCCCGTAATCGTATAACTTACCTACTTCTAACACATCGATATTAGTGAGCCCCCCCAACTTGTCTAACAGAAACGCCCCGCAAGCAATTCGCAGTGTTGGTCGCTCGGCTTGTAATCGTTGTAAAGTTCTCAACTTCAAGTGGTCACCGTGCTGGTGTGTGAGGAGCACAATTTTCAAAGAACGTTTTACCGCTTCTAAGGCTTTGAAAGTAACGCCACAATCTACCATTATTGCGTTGTCATAAATCACAGCGTTACCCTCGCTACCTGAACTAATTACTCTTGTAGGTATCATTCCCATTCATTAGTTGTTAAGTTATAAATACCTCGTGGGAAGTACTTCATTTCAGGGCATTCATCATATTCAAAAGCCCATTTTAAGTCGAAATGCTCAACCATTACATCTCTGGGGTTTTCGGCTGTTATCTTAATCACACAATCGTGGTCTAATGTTTGCCCATTAAAGCGATATACGTGTGATTGTCCTAATGTAAAGTAATGCGTTTTCATTTTATACATCTTTAAAATCTACCTTATTAGGCTCTTCACTTGTCACCGGTTGTAAAGGTTGTGCATTCTCAGTAGGTTCGTTTTGCTCTACAACCTCTGCATCTTGGATATATCGCCCTTGTGGGTTATCAATATAGTTGCCCTCATTGTCTGCTTGGTCTTTTTCTATCGCTTTTTGCATTTCCACCGAAAGGACTCCGTAACGGTTTAACAATAGTTTTAGTACTGTCTTTTTTGCCATTAAATCGAACTCGTCTTTCCAAAGTCCACGATTTGTTTTAGCGTAAATCTTAGAGTACTTGCGGGCGTGCGCTTGCACTTCTTCAATGGTCATAAAAAGCGATTGCTGAAATCCGTTGAGCAACTCAATGTAGGCAAGATAACCGATAACCGCACCGCTTGGATTTTCGCCTAAGAAGTCAATGTGCCCCGTTACCTTGTTTCTCCTAATTTCTCCCTCACGAATTTCGCAAGTGTTAATCGTTTTGTATTGACCACTGCGTATAGCCAACTGAACAAAACCCTTATACCCCATTTGGAATTGAGGAATAGTACGATTGGTTTTGCCGTCGAAATAAGGTATTACATACGCATACCCTAAGTTTTTATTCAGAGGCAAATTCAGCGCTGTGGCGTTCATTGCACATTTCATAAGGTCGGCAGGTTCGCATTGTGATAGTTCTTTATTACTATCTGATAGTGCTAATAAGTTAGATACAAATTCGCTCTTTTTTGCGCCTAAATTTTGCTCTAAGAATTTATCGGACTTGTTAAGGAAGTTCGCTAATGATTGTCGTTGTAATGTTTGATTTTCCATAGTGCTATAATATTTGAATGTTATTACTAATGATGTACTGTTTTAAGGCTTGTAATTGCTCTCTTGTGCCTTGTACTGTGAAAGTGGTTTGTACCAATTCGGGTGCTGGTTGTGCTTGTGTAGCCTCTTGTGCTGGTTGCACTTGTGTGGGTGCTTGCAAAGGAGCGGTCTCTCTCGCCCTCTCTTCGGCGTCTAATCTCGCCTGCTCGGCTGTTGCTCGTTGAGCCTCGATACGTTGTAATTCAGCTTCTCGTTGTTGTTTTCGGTATTGTGCATTCTGTATCGCTCTTGTAACATCAAGCGTTTGCTTGTACTCGGTTAGTACTTCGACTTTAAACTCATTAGGGTCGGATAGGCTCTCAATGAGTTGGAGGCTCTTAGTTACCTCGCTTACAAATCCTGCTACTTGCTCTTTAAGGCTCTTATCGCTGGCACTAAGTGTGATATTCAGCGACAAGCGTTCAAAGATGAGGAAGTCGATACCTTGCGATTGACACAATTCAGTGAAGTAATCTTTTATACGTGTGATTTTTTCATCTATCAAGCGATTTTGCACCTCGTCTATTTTTGATTTCAGCGTACTATCTGCTTTATCATAATGTACTTTGATGTGCTCTTTGTACGCCTTCTCAAAGGCTTCATAAGGAGCATTTACCTGCTCTTTGATAAACTTACGTTGTGTCTCGAACATATCAAGTTCTTTGCGTAACATTGTACGAGTGTCTTTCGCACTTTTCAAAGTATCCTCAGTTACTAACTGATTGTCGAGGTTTAATTCAGCAATTTTTGCCTCAATCTGTTGCCCTACCGCCTTGATACGCTCGTATATGATGATAGGAGGCTGTTGTAATGTTATTAATTGTTCTTCTTTCATTTGGTTTGTTTATTTAATTGTTAATTATTGTTCTTAAAGAAAGTGCCGCGTTGTTGTGATGAATTATGTACAGATTTAAGGAAAACACGGCACTTTTCTACGTGTATGAATTAATTGGAGATTTTACTAATCAGTTTGTTTATCTCATTACGCTTGGAGCGAAACTCGTGCATAAATTCACTATTGCTAATCTCTTGCACTTCATACTTGCTATTTTCATTTTGTTGATAGATATTAGCAGATATGTAACTTCTCATATTAATAGAAGTATAACCTACCTCTATGGCTGACAATAGTGTAAGATTTTCAGTAATGACGCTCTTTTCGTAAATTCTTATGCACCAACTAATATTCTCATACTTCACTCGGTAGCATTTACCTACTTCTAATATTTTTACTTGTTTTTTCATTGCTGTAAGATTTTAAACTGTTAAGAAACCATAACCATTGTAATCGGCAAACTCGGGCATTCGCTCTTCTTCTGCTATCTCCTCTCTATATCGCCTTTCTGCTAACATCTCTTGCACTTGCCCTTCAATATCTAATAGGTCTTCAATCTCTGCCCATTGTTCATCTGTAAACTCAATAGGTAACCACTCACCATTTACCCTTCTGCTACTCTCGCTATAAGTACCTCTTGCATCAGCATACAGGATAAAATCGTAATAGTTGTCTTTGTAGCACAACCCCCATTGCTCATTGTTCCCATCAGGGTCTGATTGCAACTGCTCAATAATCTTATTGAAGGTTATATCACTCACCCTCGCAGTATCTGGGTGTAGTTCTTGTCCGAGCGCGTCCTCAAACTCCTCTCTTTCAAAAGGCACGCACTCATCATAGCGCTTGCCATTCATCGTTACATAGCCACCAATTAGAAGAATTTGGCTACTTTGTTTTGCTGTTTCCATTTTTTGTTGTAATTTTGGCATCGTAAAAATTTTTTAGAATTATTAAATTAATATTTAGTTAAGGCGACGCTGAGAAGTGTCGCTTTTTTGTTAGCTATTTTGTCGGTAGCGTTCGCACTCGGCAAAGAATTGAGCCTCATACTTTGATATATCTACCACTTTCTTTTGTCGTTTAGAAGACGGCTTGCTACCTTCCACAATAGCAAGCTCGTCATTAGTACGGATAATCTCATTTGCAAGAGTTCTTATTGCGCTTTCAAGACACAATTTCGTAATCTCTAATTCTTTTACCTTACTCTTTAATTGTCGTATGTGCTGTTTTTTGTTCATATCTTAATGTCCTATACTTATTAAGGAGTTCTTTTTTTTCTTCTTCACTTTCAAACTCAAATAAATCATCTATATTGTCGGTTTGAACGAATTTCTTTAAAGGGATGTAATTTTCTATCTTCAAAAACATATGAGGACGCATATACATCCACTGACCAATAGTTACGGGCTGCTTACCCACCTCGATAGAGAATTCAGCCATACTATTTACAATAATACTTCTTGCTTCATTTGTTAATCTCATATTATTTATTACTTTTGCAACGTTAATTGTAACGTTTTAGTTTTACGGTGCAAAGATACTACAAAAATTAGTATCTACAAATTTTTTACTAACTTTTTTAGTATTAATTTTGTTATATTTTTTCAATTAATTGATTTACAGTAATATATTTTTATATAATGGGTAGTTTGTCTTTATCAGAATTTGTAAAAAACGCTATTGTAGAAGTGTCGAAGGGCATTGATGATGCTATTGAAGAATTAAAAAATAGTAATGTAATCATTAACCCTACTTTATATATGGGCAAAGTAGATGTTGATAAGAAAGGTTATGAGCGACAAATACAAGAAATGTTTTTTGATTTAATTGTAACTATTGAGGATAGTGCCGACTCTACTAAAAATAAAAAAAAGCAAGCAGAGGCTTCATTAAAGGTAGTTTCTTTGTTAGATATAAAAATAGGGGGTAAAAGCACCAACGAAAAAACGGAAACTGAGAAAAATATCGTTGTAAATCGGATAAAATTCTCAGTCCCCGTTTGCTTTAACACTAATGCTCCAAAAGGAGAAAGACCAAAAACGAGAATTTCAATTATTTAACACTTTGCTTCGTTTAATTCTTCGAGTTTTTTTTGAAGTCATAATACAAATGTTTAATTTTTAAAGTACAAAGGTATGGAAAATAATTTGGATACTACAAAAAGTAGTATAAAGAATTTATCTGATAGGCTCAAAAAAGCCATTCGGTACATAAAAGGAAGTACCGAGTACGCAAACCAAACGCTTATAGCGGAAAAGATTGACTTTGGACGTACAAACCTTTCTGCTGCTTTAAATGGAGAAGAAAAGTACCTAACTGATGGGCTAATATCAAAAGTAACAAACGCTTTCCCTGAAATTAATCAAGAATGGTTACTAACGGGTGAAGGCGAAATGCTTATAGAAGAGGAAGAAGACGAATTAGTAACTTTTCTTAGGGTAGACCGTAAAAACTATGATATTTCTCTCAGTGATATAAGCGAAAAAACAGGTATACCTCAAAAGACACTAAAAGATTTTCAATGGGGTGATGCTGAACTATCAGAAGAACAAGCTGAAATGCTCTCTCAATATGTAGAAGGGGTACGAGAATATTATGAAGAAAGCGCCTTAGGAACACCCAAAGGAAAACCCACAGGATATTATTACCCCGAAGTGAGTGCTTCTGCTGGGTTTGATATAACAAACTTTAACAATGAAGCTATTCGCATTCCTATATATCTGCCTGAATTTGGCAATGATGTTATTTTCATAAATGTATATGGGGATAGTATGTATCCTAAATACAAATCAGGAGATATGATAGGGGTGAAACCAGTAGAGTTTTTGTATTTAGTTTTCGGACACCCATACGTAGTAGTATTTGACAATGGAGATACAAATATTAAATATGTGCGTAAAGGTTCTGATGATAAACACATAGTATTAGCAAGTGAGAATCCTAAATACGAACCTCGTGAGTACCCTCTTAGAATTATCCGAGCTTTTTATACTGTAAAGGGGTGCTTGAATAGAGAGAGAATGTAGTTTAACCAATAAATATTAAAACCAATGGAAATAGAAGTAGAACTAAAAACAAAACTCGAACAGCTCTATAATCGAGTTGAAAGCCTCAAAAACCAAATTAATACAGAGGAGGCTACTAAAAATGCTTTTATTATGCCCTTTTTACAAATATTAGGGTATGACGTGTTTAACCCTACTGAGGTTGTCCCTGAATATGTAGCTGACATTGGCATTAAAAAAGGCGAAAAAGTAGATTATGTGATTAAAAAAGATGAACAAGTAATACTTATTGTGGAATGTAAGCATTGGAAAGAGGATGTAGACGCTTATAACTCACAACTTCACCGTTACTACCACGTAACTGATACTCGTTTTGCTATCATAACCAACGGAATTATATACAACTTTTTTACAGACCTTGAAAAGCCAAATGTAATGGATAATAATCCTTTCTTAACTGTCAATTTGGCAAACCTTAAAGATAGTACCATTAAAGAGTTGGTAAAATTTACCAAAGCCACTTTTAGCATTGATAATATACTTGAAAGTGCTGAAGCTCTTAAATATGTACGAGCGTTTAGAAATGAGTTTGAAAAAGAAATACAAGAGCCTTCCGATGATTTTATAAAATTGTTAGCCCGTAGGTTCTTTGATAAACAAATTACAGCTAACCGATTAGAAAATTTTAATGGCTATCTAAAAAGGGCTATTACTTCCTATTTCAATGATACTATTAATGCACGATTGAAAAGTGCCTTAAATATTAATGAAAATAAGGAACAACACAAAGACGAAACAGGTGATACATCAGTTAATGAAGTAGAAGAAGACAACAGAATAGTAACCACAGAAGAAGAAATTGAGGGATTCCAAATTGTTAAGGCAATTCTTAGAGAGAAACTACCAGCTGCACGCATAGCCTATCGTGACGCTATTACATATTTCGGCGTATTGTTGGACGATAACAACCGAAAGCCTATTTGTCGTCTGCATTTCAACGGAATTAAAAAATATATTGAGTTTTTCGATAAAGGAAAGGATAGTCCAGAAAGAGTACTCATAGACTCATTAGATGACATATACACCTACAAGGAACGACTATTGCACACAATAGAAAATTACGATTAATAAGCGTGTAATGTATTTTAACACAATGAATTATATATGAACTTACCGACAAGGTAAAATATAGACAAAATAGCTAAAATCATACTTTTGACGTTTTTAAAGTCTTTGAAAATAAGAATGTTATAAAATGAGATTTTTGTCCGTTTCCGTTTACGGCTCAGAAGGTTACAGGTTTGAATCCTGTCGAGGTCACGATAAAAGCCCCCAACAAACTGGGGGC